GTGGCAGAATATCTGATCCGTTCAGGAGAATTTGAAAAACTGAAGGACGATACTGGACGCCTCGTAAAAAAACGCGGTATCCTGGGCAAGATGGTTGTCTTGTACAAACCAACCAATAAACTACTGGAAGCACTAATCAAGCAGGGGTTGATTAAAAATGAGCCGTCGTGAAAAGTTGATCGCATCGGTAATCGGTCCTGAACTTGATCAAACGAAAGCCAAGATGCTTGATGCCACTATCAAGTTGATCCTTGGTGACATGGGGCAGCATTATTGCAAAATGTGGGAGCATGAAGGTCCAGGGGTGATGGTGTTTCAACCTGACAATTCCGACCGTTCGATGTTCTTCATGACGCTAAAAGAGATGCACTCAGCGCAAGAGGAGTGTGAACGCGGTAATGATGGTGATTTAGCTGAGACATTCAGGCGTATCCTCAGTGCTGCACAGAAGATTGATCCAGCGGAAAAAGCTGGTTACATCATCAATGATGCAGCGGGCATGCGTTACTTGGAGATCGACTATACCAAAGTGTCAGAAAACTGATGGCAATTGAAAACATCAAGGCTCACGCAGAAGATCGTGAGTTAATCACAAGTTCTGACCTGGTTTCAGCAGCGCACGCCCTGATGGAGGGTATTGATCTTGATGTTGCCAGCTCGGATTTTGCAAATGAATACGTCGATGCCAAGAAGTATTTCACTCCATCTGACGATGGATTGAACTGCCAAACGTGGTACGGCAAGGTTTACGTCTTTCCTCCCAGTGGTGCATACTTCTGGGACAAGAAGAATGAACGTTGGAAGATGACACGGTCTTCTTCTCCAACTTTGACATCGTCACATGCGGTGTGGTTCCGAAAACTTTACCGCAGCTGGTTAGCGAGAGAAGTAAGTCAGGGCTTGTACTTTACCAACTGCCCGGACATGATTCGTTACGAGTTTAAGATTTTTGATTTTCCCATCTGCATCTTGCGGACGCCACCGACGTTAACAGTTCGCAAGAGCACAGGCGTTGGCGTGCATAAAACGTGCACCTCACTATTGGTGTACCTGCCCCCCATGGAAGATACGGGGAAAGCAATCGAACGTTTTAAGGATATTTACGAGCCAAGGGGGCACATTCTCTGTTAATTTCTCTAGAGTGAAAAGGATTAAAAGGAATTATGAGCATCCTTGCCGACTGGGAAATTCGTGAGCAGGCCCTTGAACATGGGATGATTGATCCATTTGTGGATCATTTGGTAAGCAAGGAGAATGGACGGAAGCTTCTCAGTTACGGCCTCAGTTCGTACGGATATGACATTCGCCTGTCACCTAGTCAGTGCCTGATTTTTGGCCGTGTACAAGCAGGGGATTGTGACCCCAAGAATTTTGATCCCGATATTTTGAAGCCTGCCGATCTTCGGGAGGATGAACGTGGTCAATATTTCTTGCTGCCGCCGTACGGTTACTGTCTTGGCGTAGCGCATGAACGTTTGAAGCTACCTGACAACATCAGTGTTGTAGCTGTTGGTAAATCTACGTATGCACGGTCGGGGATCATGGTAAACATCACGCCTGCCGAAGCCGGATGGGAGGGTTACCTTACACTTGAAATCAGTAACTGCACTGGTTTATTCAATCGCATTTATGCGAATGAGGGAATTACTCAGCTGTTGTTCCACACTGGTAGCCGTTGTGAAGTTACTTACCAGGACCGGAAAGGTAAGTATCAAGACCAACCAAAGAACGTTGTGTTCTCCCAGGTTTAGTATTGCTTACCAAAGCTTGGTCCAGGTTTACGGGCGTAGCCGGTACTTCCGGCTCGTCCTACTGTATCCCCCATACTTGGCAGTGTAACACCGTCCATTGTTGCTTCTGTTCTTGGGGTTTTACCTCGGATGGTCGGTTCAGCAATACCTGCTCTTTGTCGGTATGCCCCAGCGGTTTTAGCTGCCCTGAAGAACTTACCAACGCGGTCTTGATTATTGTTTAACGATTCAACAGCTTGTCTTTCTTCTGACGGGAAACGACGTAAATCTGTATCGTACGCCTGTTCAGGATTAAGGTCAGTAACCTCAGCCCCTGACGTACCAGCGTCAGCCGTTGGATCGTAATTAAGGTCAAAGAATTTTGCCATAGTATCATTGTAGAAGCAATAAATCAACCAGGGTATTCGCCATGCATGGCGCCGCAGGTTTCTTAGATAGCTTCATTCAAGACGAAGTGAAGTCCCGCTGCCTCAGCGAAGAAGATTTTGGTGCACCGCTCGACAATGAAGCGAATGATGTACCATTAATGGATATGTACAACCGAGGCTTGGTCGCATGTCAACAGGGGCGGGAAAGGAATCCACTAAATCTCGAGGGGCAACGGCCTGGAACGACGGGGTACATTCCGTCAATGGAGGAGGGCCTGCAGATGGGCGCATCACCGAAACCCAGGGCGTTAGTGTTGGACCTGGAGGGGCCCAGCGAGGAGATGCTGGAGCAGTCACGCAAACGTCGTGGTTTGAGCCGGTAACAGACGATTCTGGCTGCAAGGACGGTATTTGTCCTGTGCCCTGGCTAACGAAAGAAAAGGCTCCGGTGCTCCAGGAGGATGTGGTTAATCATCCTTCTCACTACACTGATGGGGGCATTGAGTGCATTGAAGCCATTGAGGCAGCTTTAACCACCGAAGAATTCCGTGGTTTCTGCAAGGCCAACTGCATGAAGTATATCTGGCGTGAGAAGCATAAAGGCGGGACAGAATCACTGAAGAAGGCACAGTGGTACCTCAACCGCCTTATTGATTTGGACGAAGCTCAAAACGGTTGAAGCTCATCTTCGTCTTCGTCATCCTCGTCGTCGCCAATACAAGCGGCGGCGAGTTCTGCTAATTCCAAGTCGGTAGGAATGTCGAAATCAATCGAGATGTTTTCTGCTGCAAGGATATCTTTGATGGCATACCACTCCATCAGGCGTTGGTGGTAGAGGTTCAGAAGTGCGTACAGCAATTCATCCCATGTCATTTCTTGCGCTGCAAGTTCTGCTTTGCGCATGGAGAACTGCAATTCCAACGGGAGTTCAAATTCCCTGGGCTCGACTGATCTCTCCATTCCAGCCTTCATTTGCGTGTTGCAATTATTCTAATGCTAGCTGGCGGACAGAAGATCTGCTTCTTGGTCGTTAAAATCAAACCAAGGGTTTTCATCAATCCGAAAGTTGTTTCCAAACTCTGCCAGGATGTATGGACTCATGAGTTCTTCCAGGCGTCGCACTGCTTTCACCTGATGAGGTGCTGCGGTGTAATTGCGGAATGCTGTCAACAATACTTCGGTAGAGGCCCAGGGATTTGCATCAACGCCTTGGAGGAACAGGTTGATTTCTTCTCGGCGTCGATCCAGGAGATTACCAACGACTTGATGATCAGCGTTGAAGATCCACCGGCCCATTTCCCGCGTGGCACCGCAGTAATCTTCGTGTTCAATGCAATCGATAATGGCGCTGTAAAGGAAGGGTTCCCAGCCGATGGAGTGAATGAAAGAAATCAAGGCTTGACGCATGCCGTCATCAAGGCCCAGGTTTTGCTTTAACAGCTGGGTGTCAATGATATTTGTTTCGTGGAATAACAGCTCCAGTGCTTTTTGTGGACTGCAACACTGACCACGTTTGACAGGAGAGCCGTCAGGGTAAAACTGTGTGCCGTAACCAATGGTGTACGGATCTTTCCCTGTGTGAGGATCTGCGAAAGCTTGTTCGTTAAAACCTTCGTATTTCCTGATCAGATTAAGCGCAGCGGAAAGATCCGACATAGGAGTAACATTAGTTACTCCCAATCATACACAATTTACTTACCTTGGCCGCGTGTTTGTTTGCGTCCGTGATTAGGAAGTGAGTGTTGCCCCTGTCCTTGACGAGTCTTTTTAGGGCGAGATTCAATCTTGACGACTGAGCTGGACTTGGGTTTGGCCATGGGAAACCAATGTGGTGCTCACCATTTTACACGGTGGCTCCAGTAGCGTGCTGACATTTTGTCGGGACTTGAATCTTGTGCATTGTGACGTGCGTAATAAGACTTGCGACGTGCCTTGTCCTTTTCTGAAGTTGGGTTTTTACCTGCGCCTTCAACTCCTTGCTGTCCAAATCTGATAATTTTTTCTTCACCGTCTTTACATGCTTTTACAACATGAGACTTTGTGGCATGACCTGGAGTGCGCTGCGGTTTATTGCAGGCCATCTTATCTTTTGCCAACTTGGCAGCACCAGCGGCTTTCTTGCGTTTGTCAGACATCAGAATCCTTTAAACATTGAGGTAAATTCACCCAAGATTTGGCTACCTGTTTTTGATTTGTAGCTTGTTTCTTCATCATCCAATCCTAAGTTAAAGATGCTTTTTTCAGTTGACGACGTATCTGTTTCCTCTGTTTCATCGTCTCCAAAAAGACCCTGAAGTGTGTCAAGGGAAGCAAATGGGTCGCTAAAATTAAATTCTTTTAGTTCCAAGCCTTTTCCCGTGCTTGCTTTAGTGAGTAATTGCTGTTCGGCTCGATCGGTATCAGGAAATACATTGGTATAGAATTCGTCTTCCGTACCCTTGTAACCGGCTTTTTTAAACATTGTATAAAGTCCTGTTTCTGATTCTGGAGTACTTTTTTTATAATCTTCCGGTCGCTCAATGTAATCAAATCCTAAAATTTCTTGCGTGGGTTTTTCGCCTTTTTCGTTTAAAAATTTAATCTCTTGTCGTATTTTTTGCGCGGATCCAGTTCTTAATGTTTCTGCAACTAACTCTTTAAAATCTTCGACATCTCCCTGAAAGTCTTTGAGTCCGACACTGTCCAATGCTTTTTGCCAAGATGTTTTATCAGATGGGTCTACACCTTTTAATGCGGCATCGGCAAATTCCTCTGGCGTAACAAAAGCACCAAATATGGTCCCTTGATACAACGCTTTTTGTTGAAGAGCTGGCAGAATTTTTGTGTATATTTCGTCTTTGACTGTTCCAGGTGTCAAAATATTTTCAGCCGGATCATAACCCAAGCCCTGCCCTTTAACCTGAAAATGCATACGAGCAAACTCTTCTTTGTTATTTACATCAACACCAAAACGATAGGCTTGGCTTGCCCAATATGTATCCCCTGTTTTTGCTTTTTCCCAATCTTCTGCAATTGTTTTTGTTTGCTCTAAGTAAGAATCAATTTTTGAAGAATCTCCAGTAGGGTTAAAATAAAAATCTGCACTAAAAAAACGATCGGGAGTGTTTTGAACTTGTTTCAAGTATTGGTCAGCGCTGTCGCTAGCCAGCCTGTTAACTGCGTTAAGCATGTCTTCCGTTTGAAACGGATTTTTTTCTTTGTCTCGTACATCCATATATTCAGTAAATTCGCTTATTGAACGAGACCTATTGAAACGCGGAGTTAAGTATTTTTCGATAAAATCTTTTGCAAATTCAGCTTCAATTTTTACCGTGCTTTCGGCTGTTTCAGTACTATAGCCAAGCTCAATTTCTTGTTCATATTTTTTCTTTAATTGCGTATCAAACCATTGCTGCCAATTGTACGTAGTGTTGTTATTAATTCCCGTTAAACCTTGAAGACTTTTTTCTAGAGACTCTTGGGGTGATTTGCCAGATGTAAAAGCAAGTACTCCACCCACTCCAGAATCTCCCAGTATGTTGTTACTTATTTCTTTACTGATATCCATGATTTCCGAAAACCCAGAAAACTCTCGCATAAAACCAAGAGTTTGTTCTTTTTGCTTAGCTTTTTTCATTTCTTCAATTGTATCTTTTAATACATTTTGAGTTAAAGCGCCAAATTTTTTTACGTCAACCATTGCCTTTTCACCAACGGCTTGGTTTACTGCATCTTCTAATTCCGTGACGCCATACCCAGCATTCAAGTTGTAAGCAAAACTTACTTGTTTGTCTTCTGGTCGTTGGGACAAACGGAACAGTGCGGCGAATTCATCAGGTTTCTCTGGGTTTAAGAACTTCTCTTTGCCCAGTGTTTTCCAGTATTGATCACCTGCTTTTGCTTTATCCCATTCAGCAGAAACCTGTGGCACTGCCAAAAGGCGTTCAGTTTGTGTGTCAGTATTAAGGCCTAGCTGGAGGCTACGGGCAGCCTGAATGTCGGCATCGGTTGGCTTGCGTTCCAGGTATTGGTTTGCTGCTGTTGTTTGTTCTGCGGCATTACCTCGCTTCCCAGCTGCTTTCCCTTGGGATGTGTAGTGTTGAAGGTAATAAGAGTTTTCAGAATACCTTTGGGTAATGTCAATATCATCATTAGCAATTGCAGCTTTCCATTTTTGCTCTACATCTGGGTTGATTGATTTGTAGTACTTTGGATCAAAGTCGCCGTACTGCGGTTTTGCCCCCAGGTTTGCATTCCAGGTTTGCAACTTTTCAGTTGAATAAAAAGCTTTGAAGTAATCCTCTAATTGCGATTTGGTTACATCACTAATACCCTGAAGCTTTCTGATCTGCTCCCTTTGTGTAACATAGTCTCCCCCTTGAGTTGAATTAGCTGTTGCAAGTACGGTGTTGTAAGCGCTGTTTTTGTTTGTGTTCTCAGTGTTTAAAGCTGTATTCTCCTGGTTTTTTTGTGTGTTTATACTGTTGGTTTGCGCGTTATTTCTATATGTAGTTGCAGCGTTTGTAACTGCAGTTCTTAACTCGGCAACTGGTTGGGAATTATTTGTTGGATCAGATAGCAAATTTCTGTTTCGTGCAAATTTTTGAAGGTCGTCAGCAGTGTAGTTAACAGGTAGATCACCGGCTTCCCCCCAACCGCCCCCAGGGCTTGTTGGGCTTACTACTACACCATCAAGAACCGTTCTATATTGCGTTTGGCCTTTAATTGAGCCTGCTTGTACAGTCTTGTATTTAGTCCAAACTTTTAACGTGCTAGGTGCGTATAAATCTGTTTGGTAATTTGTAGGGTAGTCTGTTTTCTCCTGTGCCAGATTCCACTTTTTATTTGTTGGATCGTAAGTTAATGCCATTATCCAGCAGCAAATGTATCTGGTACCGTCTCAATATTATAAGTAAACAGGTCGATAATTTCTTGGTGTATCCAGGCCTCAATCCTGTTCATCCTTACTTCGGTGTAGTACGTCTGCTGTGGATACCATTCTTCCATTTTTGAACTAGCTTTGTTTGCATTACATCTTTTGCAGCAAGGCAGAAGGTTGTTCCGATTACTAGAACCAGAACGGAACCTTGGGACAATGTGATCCAAGGATGTAGCTTGGTCCTCGCAATAACCACACTTGTGGTCCCATGCATCGTATATGGATTGACGGTAACGTTTCTTGGCCAATTTAGGAGTTAATTCAAGGAGAAGGGAAAGGGGTTCCTGCTCACAGTTGAACATACTCTTTTATTGCCGTTACCTTATTCTAATTTCAGGACATGTAGACCACTGTAAACAAAGAGATGAAATCTTACTTAAATCCATTGACAACCTGCTTGAGTCTCATAACGTATAGAGGCAAGCACATGCCTTTTTATGGCTAAGCATCCAGGTTGGGTCACGGTCCAACAAGCCGAAGAACTTCTCAGTATTGATAAAAAGACTCTCTTCAAGTACCGCGATGACGGCACACTGAAGCTTGGCCCCCACTACGCTGCCTTTTCTGATACACGTTCACGCGACACCTATCGTTGGAACGTAGCAGCAGTACGTAAGCATCTGAAAAAAATTGAAATGCAAACAGCTGCTGCCTGAAGTTAGGCAAACGCTGATGAAGTGCCCCGTCTTGTGCGGGGTTTTATTTTGTCTACTCTTCTGGTGGAATGCCGTTCACATAACCAGACCAAGCAAGTCCCACGGCTTCAATGGTTGATAGCTCACCAGAGGCAAAAGGTAGGTGAACAACATCCCCGGCGTGATAGATAGTAGGTCGTCCGCTTATTTGGAATTCACTGAAGCCATACTTGCGAACATCGTCTTGTTCTTGCGAGTAAATAAAGTTTGTATCTACGATGTCCCCAAAATTTGGTGTCGTCATGACGAAGAAGGATTTTGACCTAAAGATGGTTTATAAGCGGTGCCATCTTTGTCATACATTGTAAAACCTCTCATCATCACAAAGTTGGCGGGAATATTGAACAACTTTTGCATCATTGGCATCATCATTGGCGATTGACAGTTGTATGGGGGCACATCCATCATTGACAAAGATCTTCTTGATAAATTTGCTGCAGTCAACTCCTGTTGATCATTTTCATTTTCGTCGACTAGCTTTTGCTCCCAAGCAACCATGCTTCCTTCTTCCACGGGGAAATCAGATGGCTCTGGTGGGAAATTGCCTTCCGCAAACTTCATGGCATAAATGTGTTTACAATAACGCATCTCATCCAGTAAAGGAGTCCAGAAATCTGTGATGGATGTGATTTGTCCATTTGTTGCAGTGTAATCCTTATAGGAGGGCATACCTTCTGCCTTGGAACCAGGTATAGAGGGGTCCGCTGTACTTCTTAAGTAGGTAGCACCAAACTCACGAAACACTCCAGCGAAATCTCTAGTGGCATCTGGATCTACCGTTGAAATTGTATTTACTTCAGGGGGAACCGTGTATTGAGATGTGGGCGCAATAATATCCATCTTGCGATCAACCGTTGCACTTGTCATTGCATTGTTATTTAGCTTTCCGTTTAATCTTGTTTTTTCATATCGCCCAGGCTTGATAGAGGCAATGCTTGTTCTTGGGAATAT